CGATTGCACCAGGTTGAAGTTGTCCAGAACTTTCACCTTGTCCGTCATTACCTGCCTGAGAGGTATGTTGTAAACATGTCGCCCACGGTAGATTTTCTGTAGGAAGTGATGTAGTTGTTCCGCCTCGTACGTTAGTATAGTATCCAAGCACACGAACTTTGACCCTACCTAATTCCATAGGATCTTCATTATCTTCTACTTCACCAACCCACCAGAAAAATCCATCTTTTCCGACAAAATTGACCGTAGGTTCATTTACAATACCATCAATGGTCTGCATATTTTTGAGATTGCTACAAGTTTATTTAGGGTCGATACAGCGAGTGAATTTATAAATGCCTTCACTACCCCATACCATGTTACCTTTATCATCATATCCTTGATCCATACTATGCAGTCGATTCCCAAAAAGAGTGATCTCAGATACAATCTTATATCCTTTGGCACCAGTGCATTTATCCCCTACTAGGTGTCCATGCCATGCTTCACCATCGAATGTGAATATCATATCACAATTCTCTGATCTTGTCCAGTCTAAGTTATAGTTTTGAAAAATTACTTCGTCTTCTGATATTATATCGATCTTATGATATCTTTCTCTATATGGTTTATTAGCACCATCTCTTCTATAAAAATTCTTTGAATGATAACCACCCTCTACCTTTTCCCATACAGTTTCAACAGTAGAGAAATGGTGAGGTGCTGATTGTGCTTGATATCTATTCGTCCAGTGTCCTATAATATAATCGTCAATCATTAAGGTTTAGGATGTTTTGCTTTTACTGCTTCAACTGCTGCAATCCATGTACCACTATCTAACTTACCGTCCTTGATGTCATGATACAGCATGTCTAACTGTGATTTCAAATCTGGATACTCAGGTTGTCTATCACGTTGATATTGTTTAGCATTGAAAGCAGTCATTTGACTGTCAAGTTCAGCAGTGATTTCAGCATCAGTAGGTCTAGGCAATGAATTTTCAGAAGACCACTCAAGAGTTGATAGATCGTTTTCATAGATAATCCATACGCTATCAGGTCTTAACTTTTTAATTGCAGAACCGTAAGATGGAGTTTTAACGTTTTGAACTGGAAGTGTCATTGTAATTAAAAATTAAGGTGCAAGTTCATAGCAGATCATAACAATCATACCACGAGCGTTTTGGTTGTTGTTAGCATCCCAACCACCGAAGTCGATAGTTCCTCCTGCCCAACCTCCAAGGTATTGTTGGTAACGAAGTGACGTACCTGCAGGTTGGTTTGGTGTATCAATGAATGCTGAGAAGTAGTCTCCTTCAAAAGCACCATTACCATTTTGCCAGTGAATTCCTGCAAATGTATCAATAGTGCTATTTGATCTATAAGCATCAACTAATGAAGTAAAACCACCACTACCAATCCTTCTTCTTAAGTCAACGTATTGGTGCTGAGTGTTAGGACCATACATTTTAGTTTTCCACTGACACAAAATCTTAGAGTTTGCTTTTGTAGTCGTGATGTCAACATACCAATCACCAATAGCAGTTAAGTTATTAACGTTGTTCTGATAACTTGAGTTACCAAACTCACCATATGAGTTACTAACTCTTTGAACGACTTGTAAAACTTGACCACCACCAAGAGTATTACCTGATAAATCTTGAATTGCAGTTGTCTTAACAACACCTGCCACAGTCACTGTTCCGTCTGCAGCAGCAGCGATTGCATCTGTGTTAGCAGATGGGTGTTTGATAGCAGCTGCCTTAACTGTTCCACTAACAGTCAAATCACCTGTTACCGTTGGACTGCCTTGAACGGATCCTACATTAATCGTTGACATGAGAATATTCTAGACTTTGAAAGTATTTATACGTCTTTTTCTTGTATAACACCACCAGGTGTAGTATAGCAATCTCGATCAGTAAGTGTAGTAACTGGTATACCCGCTTTCTCTGCAGTTTCTTGAATATGAATACCGCCAGGTGGTGTATAAAGATACCAACCAGTTGCAATATATTTGGTTCTTGTATATGGAGGATTACCTCTATGAGTATGAGTAAAAGATGCAGGGAAGATTACGATGTCCCCTTTCTGTGGTTGATATCTATATTTTTGAAATAAAAATTCTGTTTCTCCTTCTCCATCAGGCATATCATTTAAGTAAATAGTCCATACCAATTCTCTCATTACAAATTGCATTGCATTTCTTTCACAATGCCAAACATGATAACCCTGACAAGGCAATGTTTTTTGTAATTTAATCTCACTATTCGTTAAAAACGCACCCTTTAAAGCACCCCATGTATTTGCATATTCTGATGCTGCAGGGGTTAGGTAATCGTCAAGTTCTCTAAACCTTTCTTTATGCTCTGGATTAGTTTCGATAAGAAACGTACTTCGATCTTCTCTCAATGCATTATCATTACCAATATTTTTATCAAGTGGTTGAGACTCAATATAATCTATGGTTCTATCACATAATTCATCTGGAACTTTCTTTTCCCATATGCCAATGAAATCTTTTAATTTCATATCACTATAAGGAAAAGACACAAAGTCCCTTATATTAGCTGTCATAATTAATCGTCATAAACTAGGCATTCTGGTTCGTCTGGGTGCATTTCACAGAACAGTTCTAATGCATTAGGATCATGATGATCTCCTGCTTCAATCTCATCGTGATGATGCTCTGCATAGACTTGAAGTTCATGCAATTCTACTTTAGCATGTCTGCGAGCAGCAGGTGATGACATTGGATTTTCAATTAGATCTTTGTCGTATTGAATGTGGTCTTCTATTGTTTTCATTATTGTACCTCGTTGATACAGAACTATTTATACTTGTATTATAAAAAATGTGAGTGTGGATGTCAAGTTATGCTATCTGACTTTGTGAGAGATTCGGGACATCTGAGTCCTTCATCAAAGCAAGTTCTGTTTGAAAGTTACTCAATCCAACTGCTTTATGTGCTACCGCAGCAATTAACCATCTACCACTGTATTTGGCATCACGACTAGGTGTGTCACCAGTTTTATAAGTTGTTGGTATTTCCAGATTGACACCTGAACCTGCATATAAATCAAGATTACCAGGCACGATGATAGTCATCTGACACTGCTTTAATGTTTCAATACGCATCCATTGATATGCTTGTAATTCAATTAACTGTTCATAATTTCTTTGAGGATTATTTTCCAATTTAGGATCAAAAATTTGATTAGGTATCATTGAATACCTAACTCTCTTAGGATAGTTAGCCCAATTTTTAGATAAATTATCCATTCTTGACTGAGGATTTATAGAGTTACCACCATTCAAGTGTGACATTCTCTTCCACAATTCACTCATACTGTATCGATAAGCATCAGCAGATAAGTCAGTGCTAGTTCCCATTCTAGATCTAGTAATAAAAACAGGATCAAACCCTACACTATATCCTGACCATGCACCATTTCTCAAACCTATTAAGAAATTTTTCTCTTCGGGAAATGCAATACGATCAATATTGAATTGATCATTTTCCTGATTACCAACTCTCTTTGGAACGTAACTATAAGTGTATAGTTTAGTTTTACCTGTGTTTACATTTGTTTCCTTTTCATCTTGTTGAACAATATCCTCAATCATAGAGTCAATTGATTTATAGTTAAATCCAAGTGCATTTTCATAAAAAGCAAATGCATTTTGTAACGTACCTTTTTTACTAGATTTACGAATACTTCTTTGAGACATCCAATAAATCAAATCAAATGCTCTCCAGTTTGGAGATATGAATGTTTGTTTATTAATTGTAGTTTCAGTAAAAACTCTCTTTTGACTCTTTATAAATTCCTTTCCTAGTAATTTTTTGACAATATTAGCAGAATCAGTTTCATTTTTAAATATAACCTCAGAATTACCAAAAATATTTGTTGTTTCATTAATTAAATATTCATCAGAAACACAATTAATTAAGTAAGTTTCATTAGTCTGTCTAGTTCTGACTCTGGCTTGAATCTGATATGATCTAAAATAATAATTTCTATCTTTGATAGAACTTCTAATTTCAATTAAAAATAATTCAGATCCAGTTAAAGTTCCTATAACTCCTCCTGCGTCTTCTAAAACAATACGACACTCCATACAGGAGTTTGCAATACTCTCATAGATTTCAAATCCTCTTAGAAATTGCATCAAGTCATACTCTCCATCAGGAGTTTCTACTCTATTACCATCTCTAAAAAGAGACAGAGCAACTTCAATTTGCCCCGTCTCTTCTCGGACTAGTGATCCATTCCTAGTATTGTTTTTACTCACGAGAAAATACCTCTAAGAGGGTTATTGAAGGAATTTAGCACAGCAACTGCAGTTCTTAAAACTGTTCCTGTTGTTCCACCAACATTTGCAAACGTACCACCACCTGTTTGAGCACCTAAAAGTTGCCTAATCGCCGATTCAGCCGTTTGAATGAATTGCCTATTGGAACCATTTTGCGCTTCAACAGCAGCCAACGCCATTTGCACGATCTCAGAAGTCTTCGCATTGATCTCTCTTCTTGCTTGGTTTCTTTGCTCAGTAACATTTTTAACTCTCTGTTGCTCTTGATTATTTTGTGCAAATCTCGATCTATTCTGAGAATTAAATATGTTTGGTTGATATTGTTGAGTTGTAAAGAAGTCACTCATATTACCAAAGTTGCTTCCTGAGAACATACCATCAAATGTTCTATTAGAACCTGGTTGATCATTATTACCAAATAGGTTTAATCCAGATAAACTATTTGAAGCAATTAATTTTCTTCCTGAGTTTTCTTTACTTAACTCCACGAATGAATATGAAGCAGTTCCTGGTTTTCCTAAGATAGGAGTCTTACCTGCACCTACACCCTCATAATCATAGTGACCGCTGCCAGGTCCATGACTGTATCCATAATTCCAACCAAATCTAGAAGCATTATTTTTCATCCATGTGTTTGAAGAACCAGAGATATCTAGACCCTCTCCATATAAATGAACTGAGTTTTTGTGACCGTCAACTTCTTTATTTTTTGATGGTGATCTACCAGTGCTTGCGACATCAGATCCTTTTACCATTCCATTTGATGCTTGCATCATCTTAGCAAACTTTTCAGCAGCAGGTTGGGAGAATACTAGAGGACGTCCAAATTTATCAGTGACTCCCTCAATACCCCATCCAGAACCTGTATCTGGATGTGAAGTTGGAATAACTCTAAATGAGTCAACTTTACTAGTGGTTTCAGCACCATCACGTCTATTCTCATTGAATGTAGAGGAAGAATCTAATGTTGCAGCTGCAGCAGGTGCTCCACCAAAAAATTGTGCTAATCCAAATGTCCAATCAAATCCTTTACTTGATTTTGACTCGTCCATAGGGACTATTAAACCTCTATCTAAAAGGTATTGTCCAATACCGTCTCCCAAACCTTTATTCTTCATCAAATTG